TGGTAAATCTAACGATACAGCAGTTACCGCTACCGACGTAGATGGATCAACAACTGCTGATTGGGTAGAACAAAAGAACTGGATACCGGTACCTCAAAACATATCAGCTGTGGTAAAGGTATTCCCTATAACAGATTCTAATTTCTCTAATATATTTGATACAAAATATCAATTGAGATTAAACGATCTTTACAACTTCACCAATACATCTATTGTTCATTATCAAATGACTATGATGCATTTAGATTTCCTTGATCATATTCTTGTAGGGGAAACTCCTATTAGATTCAATCAACATCAAAATAGATTGTATCTAGATGCTGATTGGGGATCACACTTTACCGAAGGTGAGTATATTATTATCGAAGCATTTAGAAACTTAGATGAAAGCACGTACGTAGATGTATGGAATGATATACATTTAAAGAAGTATTGTACAGCTCTTATCAAGAAACAGTGGGGGGCTAACCTAATCAAATTCAATGGTATTACCATGCTCGGAGGTGTTACTCTTAACGGGGAACAGTTATTCAATGATGCAACTGATGAACTTAATAAGTTAGAAGAAGAAATTCAATTAGCATACGAACTCCCTCCCATGTTTGCTCTAGGATAAATATATGTATGATAAATTATGAAAGCGTACATGCTGTAAATGGGAAGTTATCTCCTAAAAAGATCTCAAAGATTCCATTAAAAGATAGAGAATCTTTTACGAAAGAGTATGGCGTTAATACTTTTACCCAGGCTCTTTTCCATAAGTTTAAAGATGTAGAAAATAAATGTACGTCATGTGGAAGCCCCACTAAATTCAATTCTTACTCTAAAGGATATAGAAAATATTGTTCTTCGCGATGTTCTGGTTCTCATATAAGGAAAAGCGTTAATGCTAAAATAAGTCGTGATGCAGCTGCAAAGCATTGGGATGGTATAGATGATACCGATAATATATTGCAAGGGTATAAAGACGGTAAGACGATTAAGGCATTAGCATTGATGTTTAATAGCCCCCAATCTAGTATACGGAGCTTATTAGTCCACTATAATGTGACTAGAAGATCTAGGAAAGACTACGACCAAGATGAAATATTTTTCAATAGAGTTCCTAAGGCTAGGATATTAAAAGATCCTGCTACCTATAAAGATATGAGCTTCAGTGAAATACAAAAAACAACTGGTGTTAGTGATAACACTATATTACAAGGTAAGGAAATCGATATACTTATACCAGGGTATGGGATTGCGGACAGCATGTATACAGATGGAGGTTAAGTAACTAATGCCTACTAGCGTATATTTCTCACACGGAACTCAAACAGAACAAAATCTTTACGAAGATATAATCATAGAGCAGTTAAAGATCTATGGCCAAGATGTTCATTATATTCCTAGAAAATTAATAAAGGAAGACACTTTATTCGGGGAGGATATCTTATCCCAGTTTAACGACGCTTATCGTATAGAGATGTACTTCGAGAACGTTGATGGTTACGAAGGCGAAAAAGAGATCATGTCTAAGTTTGGTTTAGACATTCAAGATGAAGCAACGTTTGTTGTATCAAGAAGAAGATTTGAACAGCTAGTAGCCACCGATAATAACCTTATTGTATCTAGTAGGCCTAACGAAGGGGATCTAATATACTTCTCAGGCCATAAGAAGATGTTTGAAATAACATTTGTAGATCATGATAACCCGTTCTATGAAGTATCTAATATACCAGTTTATAAGTTACAATGTAAGACATTCGAATACAGCCATGAAGACTTTAATACAGGTGTTAAAGAGATTGATGTTGTATCTGGTGAATACACCGGGGTAGAGCTAGACAATAGTTTGAACGTATTGTTCTATCAAATGTCTTTAGAGCAATCAGGTGCTTATAATGAATACATAGCCCAGGAAGATGGCTTTAAGGTTCAATTAGAAACAGGTTCTAATCTATTATCCGAAACTGATTATCAAGATGGTGCTGTTCTCGTCGAGACATTAGCATGGCCTACTTTAAGCATAAATAATAAAGAAGGAGTATTCGAGAAGGGAGAAATCATTACTGGTTCTGCTTCAGGTGCTAAAGCTTACGTGGTTAGAGACAATAATACTAATATAGAGTATGACCTTATAACCTCGGTAGAGTTTAGCATTAACGATGGGATAACAGGGGATTTGATAGGGTCAACAGGGGATATCACTAAGGTTAATGATGTCAAGGCCTTTATACTACAAGAGAAGTATGACGTTGATAGAATAGATAAGAAAGCTCAAAACGAGTTCTTTAATGCGAATGATGATTTAATTTTAGATTGGACGGAAGGCAATCCGTTCGGGGATGTATAATATATGATTAGTAAATTTTATAACAACACAATACGTAATGTAGTAATTGCGTTCGGTTCTGTTTTCAACGACATTTATATTAGTAGAAGAGATTCTGCAGGTAAGGTGTCTCAAACAATGAAGATACCATTAGCGTATGGACCTAAGCAAAAGTGGTTAGCCCGCTTAAGGGAAGATCCAGATGTTAATAAGAAGGTAGCGGTAACACTGCCCCGCATAGGTTTCGAAATCACTAGTTTAGCATATGACTCAACACGAAAACTTAATAAATTAATTAAACTAAAGAAGGTAGCAAATCCTAATGAAGCTAACTCTGTTTATATGCCAATACCATATAACATCGACTTCTCCTTAGATGTATTTGCAAAGAATTCAGATGACGCATTACAAATCGTAGAGCAGATTTTACCATACTTCCAACCCGAGTATACTGTAACCATGAGGGAGCACCCCGATATGGATATCATTAGGGATGTACCTATTGTTCTAAACAGTATAGATTACGAAGATAATTATTCAGGGGAATGGTCAGAGAGACGGGCTATTATATACTCTTTAAGCTTCACGGCTAAGTTTCATTTATACGGTCCTACTTCTACCGCTAAGGTTATTAAGAAGGTTGAAGTAGATCAATACACCGATCTACCTGAAAACATGCCTAAGAGAGAGCAAAAGCTTACGGTTACACCTAACCCTATTACAGCTGAAGCAACTGATGACTTTGGCTTTAATGAAGAGATATCATTCTACCAGGATGCTGGAGATTAAGAATGGGTATTATAGATGATGCGTTAGATATTGAGCCTACAATTAAGCAAGAAGAGATTAAAGATGTTGCCGTTGTATCCAATGATATGGATATCGATAGTGATTATGAATATATAAGAAGAAGTCTTTACGGCTTAAATGATAAAGGTGATGAGGCTATTGAGCTTATGCTTGACCTCGCAAGAGAATCAGATCACCCTAGGGCGTATGAAGTCCTAGGTCAGCTTATTAAAAACAACGCTGAGATCGCCGAGAAGCTAATGAAGCTTCAGAAGTCAAAGAAAGAGATAACTGGTGGCACCCAAGAGATGCCTGCCCAAAATACAACTAATAATAACGTGTTCATTGGCTCCACTAACGACTTACAAAAACTACTAAATGATGTGCCCGTGATTAATGGCCAGACAGAATAACCACTACCTAGGTAATCCACACGTACGAGGTTTAGATGATGTACATGATTGGACAAAGGAAGAGATATTAGAATTTAAGAAGTGCAAAGATTCAGCTGTCTACTTCGCCGAGAACTACTGTCAGGTTATTCACGTTGATCGAGGACTAGTACCATTTAAACTGTATGATTATCAAAAAGAGATGTATGATCATTTTGATAATAATAGATTTACTATAGTACTGGCTTGTAGGCAATCAGGTAAGTCAATTTCAGTTGTAGCTTATCTATTATGGTATGCCTTATTCAACACGGAAAAGACTGTAGGTATCTTGGCTAATAAAGGTGATACAGCTAGGGAAATGTTATCCCGTATAACGTTAATGCTAGAGAACATACCTTTCTTTCTACAGCCCGGATGTAAAGCTTTAAATAAAGGTTCTATAGAGTTCGCTAATAATTCCCGTATACTATCAGCTGCCACATCTGGTTCATCTATTCGTGGTAAATCTCTAAACATAATTTACTTGGATGAGTTTGCATTCGTAGAAAATGCTACGGAATTCTATACTTCAACATACCCAGTTATTTCATCTGGTAGATCAACCAAGGTTATTATCACATCTACGGCTAATGGTATTGGGAACATGTATCATAAGTTATATGAAGGTGCCGTGCAAGGTACTAATGAATTCAAGCCATTTAGGGTTGACTGGTGGGATGTACCTGGTAGGGATGAAGAATGGAAGAAACAAACCATTGCTAATACATCGGTACTACAGTTTGAGCAAGAGTTTTTAAATTGCCTAGAAACTAATTGCCAAATAACTATTCTTATAAGTAGTAAGGTGTATGAAATAAGAATAGGAGACTTATATGAAATCATTAGAAGGGGAGATACATCTGGTATACCTGTTGACGAGGAAATCAGATCAAAAGCAATACGCTGGTATAACGATGAAGAGTCATATCAAAAGGAGCTACCATCGATTTGCAAATCTTAACACCTTCAGGATTTCAGAAGTTTGACGGTATTAACAGAACTAAGCACTCTGAGTGCTTGAAGTTTACTTTTGACGATGGTACTAGCTTTAAAACTTCTTTAAAGCATAAGTTTATAATTAAGGGTGAAGAGCGCTATGCTTTAAATATAAGCATAGGTGATAATATTGGTAAAGTGGTTACTAATATAGACCATATAAAGAGTGAGGAGAACTTCTTTGATCCTTTAAATGTAGAGAATGGTAGTGTATATAATCACGATAATAATTTCATATCACATAATTCGTTCTTAGGGACAGGTAATACCTTGATTAATGGTAATGTATTACTAGGACTTAAATCTCAGGATCCTATTAGTATCAATCACAACGTTAGTATATATTTTGACCCTATAGAAGATCATGAATACTTAATGCTGGTAGATGTATCTAAAGGTAGGGGGCAAGACTACTCTACCTTTAATATTATTGATATCACCGGGGAGATATTTAAACAGGTAGCCGTGTATAGAGATAATACTATAAGCCCTATACTGTTCCCCGATATAATTAATAAGTATGGTAATATGTTTAATGAAGCATACGTTATTATTGAAAGTAATGATGCTGGCCAGGTCGTGTGTAATGGACTATACTACGACATTGAGTATGAAAATGTATATGTTGAGAGTGCTGTTAAAGCTGGTGCTATCGGAGTAACAATGACCAAGAAGGTTAAGCGCATTGGCTGCTCTAATATTAAAGATATTATTGAACAAGGTAAGCTTGAGATAGTAGATGCTAACACAATATACGAGATGAGCTCTTTTGTATCTAAAGGTAACTC